AAAAATAAAGTATTTATCAACATATGAAAATGTCTGAAGATAAATTAACCAAATTAATTAAAAAAATGATTAATGTGATTAAACCTAATGGGGTGTTGGATATTGAGTTTCGTTTGGTTCCGTTGGGTATTAGAGATGATGAGTTTTATATGGAAACAACATATATTGTTCCTGACGATAGCCCATTATTAAATATGGGTAAATCTCCTCGTTCTTTCAACGATATTAGAATGGGATGGAATAATGAGTTAAAAAAATCAATTAAAAATTATTTTAACACAAACGTAATAATCAGTTCAACGAGTGTATCGTCTGAATCATACCACAATAAAGAAAAGGAAAAATAATATGCAAAAATTAGTTCCAATAACAAGATTAGGTAAATTCTTCGGAGCGGAGGATTATACTTTAGATACCAGTATGGGTGAGGAGTGGTTATTGGGTGATATGAACTTCACAGTAATCTTATATCGTATCGACAGATATAAAACCAAAACAGATGATGTTTATGGTGAGGTAACTGAAGATGGTATCCAATTCATGGCCCCTGTTGAATTACAAGGTTTGGTTCAGGTAATGGCACCAACATCTAAAAATTATGGTAATTCTCGAGTTGAATTACAAGAACCGGGTAATATGAAATTCTCATTGTATCAAAAAACTCTTGATGATTTAGGTGTTGAAATATTCCAAGGGGATTATCTTGGATATTATGAAACTGAAGACCGAGTTAGATATTATGTAGTAAGTGATGATGGATATGTTAGGTCAGATAATAAACACACGTATGGTGGATATAAACCATTTTATAGAAGTGTTGTTGCCACTTATGTAAGTGAAAACGAATTTAGAGGAATATAATGGAATACATAATAACTGAGAGTAAATTATTTAATGCAATCTATCAGTATCTTGATAGTTATCTAAACCCAAGTGAAATGGATTGGGTTTATGGTTATGGTGAAGATGAGGATGGTTATTCTGATATGGATATTGAAGATGAAAACTTTTTAATATTCTATAAAGGAGAATATGAGGGAGAAGAAAATAGTGATATAGTTTTTAATTATTTTGATGTTGACTTCTATAATGAAAATGACCCATCACATAAACCGTTTAGAAATCAAGCACCGATTTTAGAAGTTATGGGTGAATATGCGGAACATTTAGACAATGTCTTTGATGAATATTGGGAAGAACCTATGAAAAAATGGTTTCAAGATAATTTTAATTTACCGGTTAAATCGTTGTCCACACATTATTAATAATGAAAGTATTAGTTAAAGAATCCCAATTAAGGAGAATATTTGAAATTGTCACAAAAGATAAAGTAATTTGTGACGAGTGTGGTTGGTCATGGGATTTAGCCGATGGTGGGGACGACCCTTACATTTGTCATAAGTGTGGTCACAATAATTCTGAAGAAGATTATATTGGAAAAAGAGTTATGGTTTATTATAATCTACATAAACACACATTTTCGGTTACATATAAATCTAAAGTAATCATGCATGCGGATTATGTTAAATTAGGGGATGTCGAGTTTAGAGTTAGAAAAGGAGGGAAAGACAGAGTTCGTTCAGAAAAATCAAAGAATGTCCATGCGTTTGTTATTGGTGATTTAATTGATTTCTGTGAATATCCTTGTGATAATATTCCGGACCCGTCATCAGATATGATTGTTACCTATAACCCATACAAGTATGATTCATTTGTTTATAAATCAAGTGGAGAACCAATTTATAGTGCCACTGAAGTGGATATGATAAATTCACAAAATAAATTATTTGTAGTTAAGAAATAAAATGCCATTACCAAAGAAAGTTATACCAACATTACCATTAGTCCCACAGAAGACATTGTCTGCTCGTAGGGAACAACTATTGGAATATATTAATAAAGACGGAACATATCTTCCTAAATCAGTACTACACGCCGATTTAGATAGAGGAATGTTAGATTTTGTTAAAAATGATTTGGAGGTTATCACCGCAGGAAAAGTGGTTCCAATGGTTGATATTATCATTACAACACAAAACTGGACTCAATATGTTGAGACTGCGTTATTTGTGGATTTGGATTATAACCCATCCCCACCATTCATTACGGTAGTTAGAAATCCTGAAGTTAAGTATGGTACAAATCCATCACTTCAGTATACAATTCCTAATAGAAAACAATTTTATTATGCATCGGTTCCAACATGGAATGGAAATGAACAGGGTATGGACATTTACACAATTCCACAACCTGTTCCTGTAGATATCAAATATAGTGTTAAAATTATATGTAATAGAATGAGAGAACTTAACCAACTTAATAAAGTGGTTATGCAAACATTCGCCTCAAGACAAGCATATACTTTTATTAAAGGGCAGTATGTTCCAATTATTATGGATAATGTTTCGGACGAATCTCAAATGACTATTGATTCAAGAAAGTATTATATTCAAAATTATGATTTCACAATGTTGGGATATCTAATAGATGAAGATGAGTTTGAAGTTAAACCCGCAATTCAAAGAATTACACAATTATTTGAGTTAGATACATCAACAAGAAAACAAAAAAGAAAAAAATATCCTGAAAATCCAAATGAGTTTGAAACTAACTTTTTATTTGTTACGGGTAATACCACTTTAGTTGATATGATTGACTATACAGCAAACATGAACTTACTTGGTTCAGATAATGTTGATACATACGACATCTATATAAATGATGACTATTACGGTAGTGATGTTTCAATAATTCAAATCACAACAAATGATATTTTAAGAATTGAAATCACAAAATTAGATGCTGCATTGGAATCTAAAATTTCATTCAATAGTAAGTTAGTTTAATCTTCTCCGTAGATATCTTTCTTCTCTTTACACTTTTCTATAATTAAATTTTCCAAAAACTTATAAATCTTAATTCCCCTCTTATCACAGTACTTTTTTAGTATTTCATGTGATTCAGGGGATATTTTTATATTTTTAATTTCTTTCTTTGTTTTCATGGTATGAAAAAAGGTAGAATTATTTCCTACCGATTATAAATAC